GTTTATTTTTCCAAATTCTCCATTGATAATCTGGGAAATTGATCCATCCTTTTTCATCTACTCTCCATCCCCATTTTTGAATGTGAGCTTGAGTAATACCTTCCACAGTGTTAACTCTTGGCGTTAGATACACTTCGGTTTCAAGGTTTGACTCTAGTATAGTGGGCAATATGGAAATTAAATATTCATTTGGAATTTCGTCGGCATCTATTTGAAAAATATAATCACCAATACATTGTTTGGTTAAATAATTTTTTAGTTCCGAGAAATCATTTTTAAATTCAAATGCATGCCATCTAAAAAAACTTTTGTTAACTGTTTTGGCTCTTAAATATTGATTTACATTTTCCCCACCATTTGCACTATCGTACACAACTACAATTTCGTCTTTATCTCTTTTATAATTTTCAAGTTTAAATAAAAGTCTATCCAACTCAATTAACTCATCCTTAACTGTTATAGCATATGAAATTTTCATAGTATTTTATTTAAAATTTTTAATCTAAACTTATCCCAACTAGTCAATTTATTTCTATTCCAAATTTCCCTATCAGATAATTTTTCAGCTAACATACCCAAATATCCTCGTAGGAATAAAAAATCCCAAGAATATACATGAAAATATTTATGTGTTGTTTTATTAGGTAGTAATAAGTCTACTTCAAATAATGAGTAAGCTCTAAGATTATACACTATTTTGAAAATACTAAAACTAAAATAGCTTGATGCCCCACTCCAATCAATATGGAGTAGGGAAAAAGCTATATTAATTCTTCTAAATTTCCAAGATATTTTTTCTAAGAATCTTTGCATTTTTATTTTATTCAGGTAACACTTGAATATACGATAAAGCCTCCATAAAGTCACGTTCTTCAAAGTGTTTTATTGTAGTCATGTCTGCTCTATACTTTGAATCTTTGTATTTTTTCTTTTCTTCTTTAGAAACAGGTACAGATTTTACTCCTGCCCATCTCCAATTGTCTCTACCTGTTCCATCTGCAAATACCATCCCTTTTTCTGATACATTAATAAAGGAAGGCATCCAAACTTTACCTGTTTCTTCCTCTTCCTCTAGCAAAGATTTGTATAAATCTGGAAGTAGAGCTAATTGCTCAGTAAAGAATTCAGTTCCGGGTTTCATCAATGAGTGGGATTGAAATCCACATCCGTAACAAAATTCTAGTTTTACTTCAGGAGTAATTTCTTGGATGTAGCAGGCATCACTACCACACCTGCTGCATTCGGTTAAATCATCGTATTGCATCTTATTCTATTTTTTTAAGTTTAGGTAATGTAATTTTAGGTAAAACTAATTCTACTTGTTTTGGGAATTCAGGAACATTTTTTTCTAGAATAGTAGAAATCAGTTCTTGCATTTTTTCAAAACTAAAATTACTTTTAGAATATTGTTTCTGTTGTTTTCCACCTAAAACATATTGCTTATATTTAGTATATGAATCTTTTAGGTGTCTTCCAATTTCAACTGTACTAGGTTTAAACCACTTACTTTCTTTAATTAACCAATCGTTAGCCGCACTAGGATGAACATTTTCTAGTTCTCCTGGAATTAAAGTGCTTAGATTTTGTTTTAAGAAATCGGTATGACCTGACCATCCTGAGGCTATAATAGGTTTACTTGTTAAACTAAATTCTAGTAAAGGTCTACCATATCCTTCTCCTTTGGTAAAAGATAACATGGCTTTTACTTTAGGATGGTTATATAATTCATTCATTTCCCCATCACTAAATTCTCCGTTTAAAACGTAGATATTAGGTAAATTAGTAGAGTTTACAGATTCTCTGATAATTTTAATTCTATCTAAAATTTCATCTCGGCTAATATAAGAGGCAATACCAATTGAAGCTTTTAAAATTAGAGCTGGTTTTTGTGGTTTATCTTTAAATACTTCATAGAAAGATTTAACCAATAAAGATACATTTTTTCTATCATGTCCAAAATCTCCGCCCATCCAGTGACCTACAAACAAGTAACAAAAAGATTCTTTAATTTCATCTAAATTGATGGTTTTAATTTCTTTAGGTTCAATAAATTTGTAAACATCTAAATTTGCTCCCTCAAATACTACCTCAATTGGTTTTTCTAGTTGAACATATCCTTCAACAGCATTAGTTTGTTTATTCCGTCTTTCATATTTACTATTTTCAAAAGTTTGTTTAGCAAAATTAGAAGAAACCCAATTAATATCCATCCTATTTAAACCTTCAATCCATTCAGCTTTGCATAAATTAGATTCAATTCCAGCTGTTACTCCAATATTATATTTTCCAACTGGTTGAAATTCGTTTGGAATAGTAATTTGCATCCAAATATCAGGTTTAGCATTTAAATTAGGAGAATCTAATCTATACTGATGGAGGTGGTTCCACTCAAGATTATCTTCACAAAATCCCCAAGCAGTACTTCCCCATCTTTGGGGTAAAAGTTTTACATCATATTTGTCTAGATTTAAAATTGCTTGGATAATATCTCTAGCTCTAGCCCCATATCCTGAATAAGTGTCATAGGGGCTGCTAATTACAAAAACTGGTTTGTTCATTAATAATAAATTTTATGTGGTAAAAACTTTCCTTTGTACTCAGTAGCATTGGTAATCTCGTACTTTTCTTTAGGTTTCCAAGTAGAAAATAACTCATTAAATGCTTCCATAATTCTTTCTGCTTGTTTTTCTGAGGTAAATCCTGCTTCTTCAATTGCCCATTCTCTCCCTTTTAATCCTCTTGCTTTACGTTCAGCTCTAGGTAAGTTATAAAGTTCCTTAATTCTTTCAGTTGCATCTTCCCATTTACATCTATCGTCAAAAATGTAAGGAGTAGCAGGAGAACCTTGAATTGATCTAGAAGTTGGATAAACTGGAAATACCCACTCACCATGTTTGGTTAGTGTTCCATTGTGGTTTGAAGGAAAGTCTGCAGTTGGGGTAAACCATTTTCCATCTTTATCTTCAAATCTCATTTGGTCTTGCATACCACCTGTAACATTAGCGATAATTGGAGTACCTGCCAAAATTGCCTCTGTAATAGTTAAACCCCATCCTTCGTTAGAAGTTAACAATATTTGGGCATCTGCAATATTGTACAAATAGTTAAGTTGAATTGAAGATAGTTTTTGAGTAGAAAATTTAATAGCATTAGGATAACTTTCATTAAAGAAATATTCTTTAACTTTTGCTAAATCTGTACCATGCTCACTTACAATTTCAGTATGCAATACCATTTGACATTTATCAGCTTTTTCTTTAGGTAAACTATCTAAGAATGCTCTAAATGCTAACATTGCATCTGGAATTTGTTTTCTTCTAATATTACGAGAGTTAAAAAACAAAACAAAATCTGGATTACTATTTCCAAAAAATTCCTTCTTAAATTTCTTTAATTCAGGATCATTTTCCTCAATTGGTCTATAAACATTGTGATTTAAACCATGAGGAACGTATCTAAACAGTTTGTTTTTACCTTTATCACCTAAAACTAGTTGGTTAATATTAACAGTTTGTTTTGAAATACCCATCAACAAATCACAAGCCTCATAATAAGGTCTATTGTACATAGGGGCAGGATAGTCATCCCAAATGTTCAAATATGTAATTGGGATATTTTTTCTAATTTCTTGTTCAATGTTAAATAACCATACAAAATATCTTGGGTCTGTGATTAACATTATAGCATCAGGTTTTTCTATTTTAATTACCTGACGTAAAAAATCAGCATCACCATATCCACTAGTAGGATACATCATAACATATGAATCTTCAATCTCTGCTATTTTGTTACTATCTGCGCTTAGATCTAATTTTTTACCTTTGTCTGGGTGATTGATAGCACCCCCAATATTAACCCAATTAAAGTGATGACAGGTGTGTGTAACGATTTCTCTAGCAACTGTTGCTACCCCAGAATGAACTCTAATGTCATCACAAATTAAAACGATTTTTTTTCTTTTATCCTTTGGGATATAATCAAAACTTTTATTCATATTTTATTTTTAAAGTTCGGTGAGGTTTTGGTTTGTAATTTTTTTACGAAAATCTTCATCCGTAAGATACAAATAAATAGCTCGATCGGCAAGCTTTTGAAAACTAAATTTTCGTTTTACGCATTCAATTTTAAAACTTTCAAATAAGTCACTTTGAATTTTTACGCTTGTTAAAGTTAGGTCTTTAGCCATAATTAATAATTGTTTTAGTGAATATTAATATACTTATATATTATAAATATTAATACTTTGTTAAAAAATAATGCCTTCTCCACAATTATCCTTATCTTCTTTAAAGGGACAATACAAACAATTCCATTTACTTACAACTTTTGGATATTCTTCCTCCCTTATCTCTCCAGAGGTATTAAAACATTTTTTTATAAAGTTATTTAAAGCTTCTTTAGCTTTAGTTACTTTAATTTTCCCGCTAGCAGGAACAAATGTTTGTACTCTGTAAGCTTGATGTGGAGATAAAATTTTCTCATCGTCCCAATCCATTACTTTCCGTTTAACAATAAAGAATTCTACTTCAATGCTGTCAATAGGGATATTGTATTGTTCTGAAAAAAAATGTTTGTATAGTATTAGCTGGAACTGTTTGTTTTCGTCCTTCTTTTCCTTATCTCTCCATCCACTAGTACTTGTTTTTATGTCGAGAATTTTAAATGTATTAGTTGGTTCGTGGTACATCACAACATCCAAAAATCCATTGTATAATACGTTATTATACATTTTATTTGGCTGAATTACGATGGGTATCTCACAACCTACTAGATACCATCCTCTTCTAGAAAAATACTTGTTTCGTTTTTTCTTTAACCAGTTTAGAATTTCTACTCCATCATCAAAAAATTCTCTCATTTCCTCTGCTGAGGAAAAATGTTGTTTATTATTTGATGTGTATTGAGCTTTATATTCTCCAACAAACTTTTCCTGAAATATTTCTATTAGGTCTAGTCTGTCAGCTTCAGCCCCGCTGCTAGCATACATTACATCCAAATATTTTTGGATAGCCTCGTGCATTGCAGTACCAAATACAGTATGGATAGAGGAAGTAAATACTTTAATTCTATCCTTATACTGTAATTTCCATCTGTGGGGACAGTTGTTGAATATGGTTAATTGAGAAAAAGAAATTCCTTTTTGGTAAGCATAGTTCACAGGTGGTGGAGTAGCTTTTTGAATTTCTTTAACTATTTTAGGTAGTTTTTTGGGCAAAATCTTTTAGTTTTTCTATGTATAAAGTAGCATCCATTAGTTCTTCCTGGAGGTGGTTTAACCAGTCTAGAAAATCTAGATCTTCTCTTTCTAGAGTAGTATTGTATTTTTTAATTCCAGTTTGTGAACGCTGTTCAAATTTTTCTTTTACAGACTGAACATATTTGTCCTGTCTATCTTTTTCTCTATCATAGTAAGCAGTTATAGAATCGCTCATTAGATTACAGATTTGGTTTTGAAATATTTTTGCAATGCTTCAATTTTATCATCTGCATCCACCAACATAGCTAGAGCTTCTTCAGCATTACTATAAAAATCTTTAGTTGAATGGTCTCCAATACCTGCAGGATGTTCAGATAATAGATTAAGAGTTAACATTGCTTTGCTTCTTTCGGCCATTGCTTGGGTAAGGAGCATGTCGTACAATTCTGGTTTCATTTTAATAATTTTTTAATTTCTTTTTCTTCTAAACCTTGTTTATTTAAAATACTTTGTATTTCTTTTTTATCTAAGATCTTTAAATAGTCTTTTATCTCTCGAATAGAAACGTTAAAATGTTTTTTTAGTTGTAAGATTAGATCTTTATCAAATTCTTTACTGCTAGATTTAACATACTTAGACCATTTGTTATTTTTAGGAATATATTCTCTATAAATTGAATATATTTGTTTTTTGTTGGATGGGGGTAATGCTTGAACTTCATTTACCAACTCTATATAATCTGGATTCATACTTAGGAATCGATGTACCATGTAAGAATTCCAAATATCCCAATCCTGATTGGTAAATGTGTCAGGATGGGATTTTGTAGAATTGATTTCCTTTAACCAATCAAAAACGTTTTTCATTAAATACTTTCGTCTTTAAGTTCTTCACGCAATTCTTTAGGCAATGCTTCTCCAAAGATTTTAAATGTATGAGGATCATAAAATACAGGGATTGGTAGAATTGCATCTTCAGGTGTACCTGCAATGAATTTAGAGATTTTTCTTAGGATAAGTCCTTGTTGAAATACACTACCACCTTCAGAATTTTGGATTCCTGTGGTATTTTTTAGATCGAGGTTAAGTTGTGGTTGTTCCATTTTTATTTATTAATTATTAGATTTTGTATTAAACTCATGACGTTAATTTCCTTATCAATACGAAAATTAGCTTTGTATTGGTGATCATTTACTAGCATAGCTACTGTTCCTTCCTTATTAGGTAAATATTCGGAAGCTTTTTCGTATAATGCTCTAAATAATTCATCAAAATCTTCCACATTTGAATCCGCAATCGTTTGTCGACTGTTGTTAAAATATGGTTTTGGTTTTTTTAATTCATCAATTACTTTATCTATGTAGTTAGAAGATACAAGTATTGATTTATCTATTCTAAGCCATTTATCGTCTTCACCTTTTACTTTATCATGTGCAATTGATAACTGAATAGTATTAAGGCATTTACGTAGATCGGGATAGAATTGGTTTACAATAGTTTTTAGGTCTTCACGTTCAAATGAAACACCTTCTTTCTCCATAATGCCAGCAATATGAGCAGCTACTTCACCTTTAGATGGCGGTACAATTTTAATTACCTGACATCTTGATTGTAGAGGATCTATAATGCGCTCTACAAAGTTACAGGTCATTATAAAACGT